CCGGCCTTGTCGGCATTCTCTTGCAGCCGCAGCACCTCCTCGGCGGCGCCGCGGGCTTCATCGGCGAGCCGCTGCATGTTCTCGGGCACGTTCTTCCCGAGGGCGTTCAGCTTCTCGACGGCTTGCTGCGCCATGCCGCCGAGCCGTTGCAATTCGTCGTAGGTCAGGTTCGAGACGCCGCCGAGGTTCTCGATCGCCTGTGTGGCGATCGTCGCGGCCTGCACGATCTTCACGCCGCTGATGCTGTTCTCCATCGCGCTCAGCGACGTCGTGACCTTGCCCGCGTCCTCCTGAAAATTCTTCATCTTGGCTTGCGCGCCTTCAACGGCATCCGCAAACTTCGAGAAATCCGCATTGAAATTGGCTGAGACGAGCGGCATGGCTAGAACTCCCTACGCTCCGCGTCGCGCGTTTCCTGTCTGAGCATGTCGACCAGCACTTCGTAATCGTCGCGGTTTAACTCGCGGACCCACTCGACTCGCCAGCCGCAGCGCCGCGCGATGGCGAGATCGCTGACGATCTGGTCTCGCCATCCCGGTCGTTTTTTCGCGCCGCTCGGCGCTCATCACACGCGCGATCGTGCGCCTCGACGGCCTCGACGATCTCGGCGTAGGTATCGCGGTCGAGATTGTCGATCGCGGATTCATCGAGCGGCTCGGGGCGTCCCTCCGAATTGAGCAGCGACCACCCGACGAGATAGCCCAGCAGCTTCGTGAGCCCGACGCGATCGGGGTCCAGCTTCATCCGCTCGCCGGCATTCATTTCTTTGATGAGCGACGAGAACACGCGGCGCGCTTCGCCTGCATTGAGTTCACTCTTGATGTCGATCCATTCGCCGCCGCTCAGCGTGATCCGCGTGATCTCGCCTTGCACAAAGCGGCAGCGCCGTTCTTCGACCATAGATCCTCCTGTTTATTGCAACGGCTGTCCGAGCACGGCCTGGAGCTGATCGCCGAGGACCTCGAGCGTCTCGATGCCCCAGCACCAGCGGCCCTTCGCGTGCGGCGCGGTGAACAACAGCGGCGTCTGGCGGCACTGGAAGGCATCGGCCCGCAGCACGCGCGCCGACAAATGCCAGCTATGCCGGCCGCGCGCCTGCTCCTGTTTCCAGATCGTCCATGCGCCGAGCCGCGCCGCATCGCGGCCCGCCCACACGAGGGTGCCCGCCTGACCACGGATGGTCAGCGAGTGAAAGAGACCGGGCACGCGCTACGCCGCGCGGCGTCCCGCGACTTCAGGCGTGCCGCGGCGTCCCGTGCGCAACGTCGTCGCGCCGGCCGGGGCCATCGTCCAGGGGCCCGCGGCCATCCACGTGCCACTGACGGTCGGCGAGCCATCGACCTTCACATCGAGGTCGGCGTCGAGGTAGGCCATGCCGCTGAATTTAAAGGTCGGTTCCGTGTCGTTGGGCGTGAGCTCGAGGAGCCCCGGCGCTTCGGCCAGCGCGGCCTCGAAGAGCGTCACATCGGCGGAATTCCAGAAACCCGAGAGCGTGCCCTGCACATCGGGCAACCCCGGCACGTAGACTTCGTTGGTATCTCCGAAGCAGGTGACTTTGTTCTTCGGCGTTTTCCAACTGATCTTGAAATTGTTGAGGGAGATAATTTCCACCGGCGTCGTGCCGGCCGCGTCGTATTTGACCAGTCCGTTGCGCCCGCTCAGAATTGCCATTGGTTCGTCTCCTGTGTGGTTACCGTGTTACCCGCCGATCACAATCCAGTTCGTGCCGTTCCACCGTGCCAGGACGTTGAAGGCGCCGCCGCCGGCGATGACGGCACCGGGGATGTTCGTCGTGCTGTCGCTGATGGTCACGAGATATCCAATCGTCCGATGGTTCGTGTGTCCCGCCACGGTGCTGGATTGAAGACCCACAAACCACGCATGCATCCCATCGCCACATTCCACGTTTGAAATTTGGGCGTCGAGCGTCAGATTGCCGTTATAGGCGCTGATTTCCAGGTTGCGCCCGCCAATCGACGCCCCATTCGCATCTTGGCAAGCGATGACAAACGCCGCCCCGCTCGCTCTCAGTTCCCACTGGATGTCGTTTGTTTCATTGCGGAGGATGACGCTCGACCGGAATACCGGCGGCACGCCCACCCCTTGCGCGGTAAGCACCTGATGAATCGGCGCGGTCGGCATGCCGGCGCCGCTGTCGGCGACCAACAGGACGGCGACGTTGTGGTTGTGCGAGAAGGTGGCATTGCCACTCGACGAGACAAACCGCACCGGGACCTCGAACCAATCCGGATGGTTCACCGCCGGACCGGTGAGATCCCAGACCTGATAGTTCACGGCCAGGTCTTTGTCTTGAATCACGATGCGCGTGCCGACGCTCACGAGGTCGAAATACAGATGAGCATCGAAGCCATCGGCGGTGAGCCAATCGACATACAGGGCCGTCGCGGAGACTTGGTCGGCGGCGTTGTAGCGCAGTTTCGCCGTGCCGGGGTCGCTCTGGGTGGTCCCCTGCGCGTCGATCTTGTAGAAGAAGACTGAGGACGAGGGACCGGGCGGGCCGGGCGGGCCGGGATCGCCCTTGGTGCCCATGATCACTTCGATCACGGCCGGCGGCGGGACGATCACGTCAATGACGGCGATGTCATCCATAGCTATTCACGCGGTCGCATCGAGCTGGACCGTGACCGCGCCCGCAACTGGCGATTTCACGTCGCCCGCCGGCCAGACGATCTGAAAATCCCACCGCGCCGGAACCATCGTCAGCTTGCGCGATTCATCCGCCGCGAGCGCGATCGTGACGATATTCGGCAACGTGACCGTGCACGCCAGCGTCGCCATCACCGCGCCATTCATCACCGCGCAAATCTCGGACGTCACCGTGGCATCGGTGAGATCGACCGGCGTCGCTTTCGCGGCATCCTGCCAGAGCGCGAATTGCCAGCGATACGTGTCGCCGCGATACAGGCAGAGCGGAAAGTCGCTCGGCATCAGCAGGCGCCCCCCGGCGTGCTCGGGAGCCGATACGCTTCAATGCGATACCGTCCTCCTCGGCGCTTCCAGATGATCGAGGGATCGATCTCGTCGATCTCGGTGCCGCGGATGAACTCTTCGCGATAGACCGCCGAGACCTGATAGCCCGGCACGGTGAGCGGTTGCCCTTCGAGCAGCTCATCGATCCGTGCCGCCGCCGCACGGACGTCGCCGCCGGCCATCGCGCGCATCCGTGCCTCGATGAGTAACAGCGTGTGCTCGAGGGCGCGCCCTTGCCCGAGCACCGCGATATCGGTGCCGATGATGTGGCTGACGATCACGAAGCGCGTGGCGGCGGGCGGCCCCATGTCCTCATAGACGCCGTTGGGCACCTGGGCGAGCAGCGCGGGATCGGCCCCGAGCCGCGCGACCACCGCATTGAGGATCGCCGAGGAATCAGGTGGCACTGCCCGTCACCTCGAATCCTTCGGCCTCGAGCATCGCCATCAGGTCGCGATACATCTGTGGACGCACCCGCTCGGCGGCCGGGATGAACACGTGCCCCGGGGGCGACTTCGGCCCGCCATACATCGCCCCGCGGTCGGCCCCTTTCGCCGTGTGGCGCGTCTCGGTGCCGTGCTCATACCACCACGCATGGGGGGCCCGGTTCTTGACCTGATAGCCGACGCCGTAGCGCCCCATCGCTTGCTCGGTCTTGACCATGCCGGCTTGGAGCGCGCTGCTCGAATAGCCGCTCGTCGCCTCGGTGAACATGCGATCGGCCGCGTCACTCACGATCGCCGTCGCTTTCTCGACGAGGTGATCGGGCAGGTGTTGTAACGCCTGCATCAGCTCGTCGAACCCGTCGATCGTGACCGTGGCCATCGCTCCTTCTCTCCCGTCAGGCGGCGCGCTCGGCACACGTGAGCGTGAGCAGCGTGTGCCGCTGTAATTCGTCGGCGACGGTATTGACCCAGAGCGTCCGATCGACGCTGCCGTCGTGCCACGTCAACCGCGTCGCCAGGGATACGCCGGGGAGATAGCGCACATGGACGGTGAACGTATTCACGCCTTCGTGCGTTTTCGCGACCGCTTGATCGGTGCCAGCCGTCGCGTCGATCGCGGCCGGCACCCGCGCGCCGAGCCGGACCCCGCCGTCGGGAGGCCAGAGCACCGCGGCGCCGCCGTCGCCGTCGCTCATCGGCCCGCTCGGGTTGTCGATCGTGACGCGATGGCGAAAGCGACCGGGGTCCATCAGGCCACCATCACCAGTTCGTAGGGCGCGAGGAGCTCGTCGACGCCGAGCGGCAGCATCAGGGCCGTGCCGCGCGTCGCGTCCGTGGCGGCGACACGGTTCTCGTAGAAGTGCCCCAGCATCAGGCGCATCGCCTGCAGGAGGTCCTCCGGCGGCTGGTCGTAGCCCAGCACGAGGCGGACGGCGATCGCTTGAAACGCGCGCAGCGGGAACGGCCAGAACCCCGCCGTCGGCAACCCGATCCGCGCAGGTTCGCTCGCGAGGTCCACGAGATACGTGGCGGGATCGACGATCGTCGCCAGGCCGGTGATATCGGTCGTCGTGATGCTCGTCACCGCCTGGACCGGCGCAAACGGCAGCGTGATCCAGCCGAAGGGATTCAGCGTCCGGTCATAGAAGACGTCGCACGTATGCGCCACAATCGGCCGATGGGTCCGCTG